ATCGTCGAAGAGAACGACATTACACAGATGGTCCACGAGATGGTTATCGGCGGCGGCTACCGCGGGGACTCATGGATTAAATCGTATTATGCGCCGCGTGCAGATGTAAGCGAGACAGTTGCGCTTGGGCTCGAAGCGCCGGCAGCCCCGCCGGAGCCGATTATTGAGGCAGTTCCGGCTAATATCGTGTTTCCGGAGTTGTCGGTCGGATCGTGTAAGAAATTCAAGGCGATAAACATTGCGTGGATCGAGTGGGTACAAGAGCCAAGCGGAAAGCTGCAGCGCTGGATACTCGGTGAATACGTCAATGTAACGCCTTATTTGCACGTCGAACGCTATGTACCCGGGTACATCATTTACGAAAAGTACGAACTGGATTTCTTGGCCGTCAATAATGAATGGGGCGCGCCTATATCGACCTATACCATCGGCAAAAAGGTAAAGACAGGGCGCGAAGAAGATATAGTAGCAACAGGAACGAGTCGTTTGCTTGTGCATCACGTGCCGTACAAAAGTGTTGACGACCGATGGGAAGGAATTAGCGGAATCGAGAAGATCGAAAACGTACTAAGCGCGATTAACGAGCGTCTGGTGCAAATCGATTATATCTTGTGGAAACATTCCGATCCAATCATGTACGGACCGGATGATCTCGACGAGGATAGCGTGTCGTTTCGCGCTGGTGGCCGCTATATTCCGATCAGTAAGGATGACCCAACGCCGGACTATATGACTTGGGAAGGCCAGCTAGAATCCGCGTTTAAAGAACTCGATATCCTGCTCGGCCTGGTCTACCAGATGTCCGAAACGCCACAATGGTTGTTTGGTACAACGCTCGCCAATGACAAGGGCGGCACCGGCACGTCGCATACGGATTCGGCCGCCATCAAGGCGCGATTTATGCCGATCCTCTCGAAAGTCAACCGGATTCGGGCGCATGTCGACCGCGCTTTACGAGACGCGATATGGACCGTAATGCAGCTCGAAAACTACGCGAACCAAGACGTAGCAGGTTTTGAGCCGTACGAGCCGGTATATCCGACAATTAATTGGCGCGACGGCATCCCGCAGGACCCGAAAGAGGCCGCAGAAGTGGCGAGCATCCGTACCGGCGGTAAGCCGACCCAATCCGTAGCTGACGCAATCAAATTGCTCGACGGGGTAAGCGATGCGCAGGCGCAGGAAATGGTGTCGCGAATCGACGAGGACGAACATCGGTTGAGCGGCAAGGTTGACGGCTCCGTTTTTAACGAAGTGGAAGAAGTGGTGGTGTAGTGAATGGCTGCGCTACCCCACGATCCAACTTACGAGCGCGATATCGAGGTATTGATTCGCGCTTATAAGAACGCTATCCTGGACATTTCGGACGAACTGACACGACTTGAACTATCCGACATGTCCCGGGCGAACGCAAAGGCAGCACTCGCCGAAGTTTCGAAGACGCTCGCATCGCTTAACGAAGAGTCGGCCGAGTGGGTCCGAACTTACATTCCGAAGGCGGCCACGGACGGCGTTGTGCAGGCAATTGTCGCGCTCGGCGTCGCTGAAACCGCCGAAGAGGCCGCCAAGATCGTGAAATTTAACCGGCTCAATCGCGAGTTTGTGGCGACGGCCATTGCGGACACGCAGGCGGATTTGCTCGCCGTAACGCAGAATATCGATCGTAAAGTCCGGATTGCTGTCCGCCAAGCCACGGCCGAAGCGATGCGCGCCAATCTCGCGAAAGGCGTTAACGGCCACCGGACCATAAGCCGTGACATTATGGCGAATATGCGCAAAACGCTCGGCGACTCCGTAAATACCGGAATTGTTGACGCGGCCGGACGGCGATGGAAGCCGGAAGCATACGTCGAAATGGTTACGCGAACAAAAATGGCGCAAACACACCGCGAAACTACGATGAATGAGGCGTTAGGTCGCGGCGCTTTGTATGCGCGAATATCGAGACATGGCGCAAAAGACGCCTGTCAGCTTTGGGAGGGGCGGATAATCAAGCTGACTCCGGACGCCCCCGGAGATTACCCGTATATTGGCGACCTACCGCGCCGTCAAATCTTTCATCCACGCTGTCGGCACACAATTACGCCGGTGCGCGACCCTTCGAACGCCATTTAGGGCGTTTTTATTTTGTCCGAACGTTTATGACGTTAAACTGCAACGGTAAAGCAATGGCCGACGGGCCTTAAACGGGAGGAAACGAAGTGAAAAACGAATCCAATCGCTATAGATATCCGTTAAATCTGCAATTGTTCGCGGAGGGCGAACCGGCCACCGAGCCGACGACGCCACCCGCCGATCCCAACCCACCGGCTAATCCGGAGCCGGAAAAGACGTTTAATCAGGCGGAAGTTGACCGGATTGTCGCAGAAAGACTCGCAAGGGACCGAAAAGGCCGCGAAGATTATGACGATATCAAGGCGAAGCTCGCCGAGCTGGAAAAGGCCGAAGAAGAGCGTAAGAAAGCGGAAATGACCGCGGCCGAGCGTTTGGAAGCGGAGAAAGCGGCAGCTCTTAAGGCCGCAGAAGAGGCGAAAGCGGAGCGAGACAAGGCGCTGGAAGCCGCAAACAAACGCCTTATCAATGCTGAGTTTAAGACGTTGGCCCGCGAACACAACATTCCGGCCGACCGGTTGAGTGCTGCGCTGAAATTGGCGGATCTGAGCGGTGTTATCGTAGATGACGACGGTAATGCTCAAGGCGTAGAGGACGCAGTAAAGTCGCTTATCGAAGCCAATCCCTATTTGGTAGAAAAGCCGGCAGCACAGCCGAAGCCGATCGGCGGTCCAAGCGGAAAAACAGACGATGACGAACGCAAGACATTAGAGCAGCAGCTCATCGAAGCTAGGAAAGCTAAGGATTTTTCAGAAGTCGTTAGAATTGCAAACATGCTCAAACAGAAATAAGCAGAGGTTCCGGATTCCGGGGCCTTTTTATATTTTAAGGGGGAAATAATCAATGTTGAAAACTTATGATTTCCAAGATCAGGTACGCGAACTCGAAGAAGGCATCTCGCTAATTATCGATGACGCGCCCACATTGCTCGGTTTGGTAGGTTTGGGACCCGGCTCGCACTTTCAAACGAAATTCGAGTGGATGTCCGACAACCTCAACTCTAACCGCGCCACAGCAAAAACAGCGGTAGACGATGCGGCCACCACGATCGATGTCGCGGATGGTGACGGCCTGAAATTCCGCGTCAATGCCATCGCAGTCGTTGGCGAAGAGTACCTGCGTGTTACTGCAGTCAATGGCGACACAATCACGGTAATTCGTGGTTATGACGGTACGACGGCCGCCGCTATCGCCGCCGGTGCCGAAATCCGAATCGTTGCCCGTCCGCAGCTTGAGGGCGCAATGCCGGGCACGGACGAAGGGCACGACCGTTACGTGGATTACAACTACACGCAAATCATCGAGCGTTACGCTGCAGTATCCGGCACGCAGCAAAGTGTCCGGACGTACAACGTCACGAACGAGCTCGATTACCAGGTACAACTCCGCCTGAAAGAGATTGCGCGCGAGCAAAACGACTGGTTGATCTACGGTCGCCGGATCGAAGGTGCGCCGGGAATGCCGCGTACGACGGGCGGTCTGCTCTACTTCGCGGACAAGAAAGGCGCCGCTAAGAAGAACGCGCAGAATGGCGAGGTTACGCCGGCTTTGCTGAACGACCTGGCCGAACAGGCTTACCTCCGTGGCGGCTCCGTTAATACGATTCTGACCAATACGGCAGGTGCGCGCCAGATTTCGAAGTTTGCCGGAGATACCATCCGCACGGAGCGTACGGACACTACTACCGGTCACAAAATCCAAACGTTTGTTTCCGACATTGTTGGCGGTTCTGTTGCTACGGTCGTCGTCGACCCGAACTTCCCGAAAAACAAGATCGCGATGTTCGACCGCAACATCTTGTCGCTCAAACCGCTGCAAGGCCGCGCGTTGCATGACGTCGACGCATCGGTACCTGGTGCGGACTTTGTTGCACGCCAAATCCGCGGTGAGTACGGCGTTACCGTCAAAAACGCGCACGAAAAAATCGCGATCCTCGAAAACATCAGCACGCTTGTATCCTAATAAAACGCGGGGCGGCTTCGGTCGCCCTTTATTTTACGGAGGTGATTGGATAGATGGCGATATCAGATCGCGACAAGGAGCGCCTGAATATGATTGCTCCGGCCGCGCATGACGTTGGCCTCGGAGATATCATTCAGGACCTGCAGGAAGCAGAAGGTGGCGGAGGGCAATCCGTTACGTGGGCGGACATTACGAGCAAGCCGGCGACGTTTCCACCGTCCACGCATACGCACACGGCTTCGCAGATTTCCGACGCAAGCTCGGTCGGCAGGAGCGTCCTGACTGCGGCAGACGCGGCGGCAGCACGCACGGCCATCGGCGCCGGCACGTCGAGTCTTACGATAGGAACTACGGCATCAACTGCAGCAGCCGGCAACCATACGCACGATGCGGCGGCTATTGCGTCCGGCACGCTCGATGCCGCGCGGATTCCGACGCTCGCTCAATCTAAAGTGACGAATCTTGCGACGGACCTCGCCGGAAAGATTGCGAAATCATCCATCGCGGGCATAACGGCAATCGCAGATCCGTCGGCAGCAGACGCGCCCGTGGTGGCGGCTAAATTTAATGAATTACTCGCCGCGCTCAAGGCGTAAGGAGGCGATAAAGCTTGGCGAAGTATAAAGCATCACCGTACTACATGGTCGGGGATATCCAGTTCGACATGCACGGCGAGTATGCGACCGAAAAGGCAGAAGAGATCGCCGCCCTAGACGAGCTTGTGCCGACTTGGGTGCGGAAAGTAGACGAACCTAAGAAAGTAGCGGAGGAACCGAAAGAGCCGGACGAGCCGAAGGCCGCGCCGAAGCCGCGTAAAGCCTCCGGAAAATAAACGGAGGTGTTACGATGGCTCAAAATGTAACGTTGGCAGACACGTACATTAACGCCAACTGTATCGATATTGAGGACTGGACGGACTGTGACGTCGCGAAAAAACAACGAATATTAGTCGTCGCCGAACGCACACTTACGAACAAATATCCGAAATATAAGATACCGGACGCGGCCGTGTATGAATTTGCCAACGAACTAGCGATCGCGTTTAACGATACAAACCGATTGCAGCAACAAGGCGTGGCGGCATTCGGCCTTACCGGCGTCGCCAATTTTACGTTTAAAGATTGGGCGAAATCGGATATTGAGGCGTGGATACCACAGTCGGCGCTCGACATCATTGGCGCGGAAAACGGCGGCATTAAAATCGGCAGAAGAACGGTAAGGTGGGTGACGATGTAATGTGGATACCGCTTAAACAAACGGTCACAGTCGTTAAGCCATCGTCAACCGACGGCTGGGGCGTCGAAGTCCCCGGAAAAACCGCCGTTTTAAAGGCCCGAGTCTCCGAGGAAACTCGCGTTGTCAAGAACCGGCAGGGCGAAGAGGCAGTGTCCAGTATGACGATTTACCTCGACAGGCTGGCGGATGTTTCGTATGACGACACAATCAAATTTACGAATGAGTTAGGTGTCGAAATCAAACGGAAGCCGATCAGCATACAGCCTAAACGTTGGGTTAATGGGAAGGCAGTTCTTACGGAGGTAAACGTCTAATGGAAATTTCGCTGAACATTGATTTTGGGCGGTTTATAAGCGCTCTCGAAGAGTCGGCCGACGCCGTGATGGACGGAGCCAGGACCGGGATGCACGACGCCTTAGACCGCTGGCAGGCGGACGCTACTGACGTTGCTCCGCTCGACACGGGAACCCTGCGGCGATCCATAAAGCAGGAGCCCATTTCGATTAAAAACGGCGAAATCGTCGGAGAGATCAGCGCAAATGCTATCGAGATGTCGCGGTCCGGGCGGTTTAACTACGCGTACTATATTCACGAAAAGGATGCGGGCGGGAAGAAACTTCGGCACCCCGGCACCGTGAAGAAATTCCTTGAGGTTCCGCTGAGACGAAACGAAAGCAAATACGCCGACATGGTAGAAAAACAAATTGTGGCCGCGTTAAAACGGAAGGGGCTGACGTAATTTGAGCGTTATAGACGACATGGTGACGATTGAGGCGCATATCAAAACGTTATTCCCTGCCGCCATAACCGGTAAACAAAAGATTCCGCTTAAGCCGCCTGCTAATTCGTTTTACGTTGTCGTTGACGATGAGGACCGCGTAACCGAGACGCGCTATCACTTTCGGATCGACCGCGTGTACCAAATCGTCCATTTTGCGGAAAGGCCCGACACAGCATTGGCGAATATGAGCGCGCTTGGCGACGCAATCTTGCAAACGGAGCTTATCAAACACATTCGCGTGAATGACTGGTCCGCAACGCAGCCGTTTGAAACGGAGGACGCTGATTTGTACGCAATCATTGGCGTACTTGATACCAGCGTGAGGCAGTCGCGGATTCAAAAAGCATATCCAAAAATCAACAACGTTAATATAACCCAAACTTAGCGAGGGCGTCCAAACGGGCGCTCTTTTCAATTTTAAAGGAGGTCTTTTAATGCCAGGCGCACAATGGGACCCGACGGCACTGCCCACTCTCCCAGGGATTTACATCAATTTCAAAGAGGCTGCGGCGGCACTAATCACGGGCGGCGCGCGCGGGACCGTAGCGATTCCGCTGCTTAAATACACGACCAAAGCCGCGGCCAAGACGTTTTACACCGTTTCGACGGAGAAAGAAGCGTCCGACCAATTCGGCCTCTCTAACATCAAATCGATTCTGCTTGCGCTGCAGGGCGGGGCAAAGGACGTTCTAGTCTATACGATGCCCAGCACGCCAACCGAGCAGGATTACGTAGACATGCGCGCAGCCTTCGACACCCGGCCGTTTAATGTGTTCGTTTTCGATTCCGAATACAACGTCGATCAGCAGGCCGCGACCAAGACGTGGGTTCAGAAAAATCGCGAGGAAGGCAAGCATTTTATCGCTGTAATCGGCGGGGACGCGACTACGGACGTTGACCCGACGGCCGGCATCGCAAGGTCGACGCTTAACAAAGACGACTATATCGTCAACCTCATCGAAGGCGGCGTAATTAGCGGTGTTTCGTACACATCGTCCGAGT